AAAAGGCTTTATATAGAAGAAAAACTACTATACAAAACCTTTAAAATTTACAATTTATCTAAATGGAGCGGGGGACGAGTCAATTATTGAACTTTAATAGAAAAAATAATATACTTCTTAATTTATGGTAAGAATAAAATAAGAGATAGTATTTTATTTTTTAAAAAAATAATCTCTTAACAAAAAAGAGCTATAAAAGCTCTTTTTCTATTTCTTCAATTTTCTTGATTGTTAATTCAGAAGAAGCAATTTTTTTAAGTCAATTTATAAAAACAGCCATAACTTCCTCTCTGCTCATGGGAATTTTAGCATTTTGTCAGTTCCAAAGCCCTAATTTGTACGCAATTTTAGCATTTTTTAAATTTATTTTTTCTAAAATTTCTTCTTTTTTAAAAAATACATAAGCATTAGCAAAAAAAGTATATTCTTTGCTTAACTTTTTTACTTTCAAATTTTCATAAATATTAAATTTCTTTTTTCAATTATAATTATCAAATATTTTTCAATTATTAAAACAAACGGCATGTCATCATCTTACTTTTGCTAATGCAAAACTTTCAGAATCAATTTTTCCATTATCTTGGGAATCCTGAAAATATTCTAAACTTGTTTTATAACCAACTCCAAGAGTTTTTCAACTTTTAGATAAAATATCAAACTCATCCGAAGCTAAAGAAACTATATAACTCACAATTTCTTTTTCTGGAAATTTATTATTCCACCAATGACGAACGCAATCAATTGATTTTGATAAGTAATTTCAATTTTCTTCACTCCATCAGTATTTTCTTTCAGCCAAATCACAAATATCTAAAATTTCTTCAATTGAAAATTTATAATTCCATAAATCTGAAATCATTTTTATTCACATATACAGAGTACAGGCATTACGAGTTCTATATTGAGCTGATTGATCATAAAAATAAACAGGATTATCTGGAATAATATTTTCTAATCTTTTAGCAAGAGGACTATCAGCGAGAGCAAAATCGCTTGCTGCAAAATTTTCTTCTCCGAGAATAACTCAAGCATTTTCAAGTTCAAATTTTTCTAAATTTTCCATTTTTTTAAAATTATTTTATAAAATTAAAACCCCAAAGAAAGGGGTTGTTTTTAAGCTAATTTTCCTTCTAAATATTTAATAATTAAATCACAAGCTACAGCTCTAATTGCATGAGCTCTATCATGATCTGGGAATAAATCATCCATAGCATTATCTCTATTAATATCTCTTGACCTTTTAAATTCTTCAAGGTGTATTTTTAGAGTAGATTTCCTATGTTCCTCAGTATCTAAAATTTTAGCATCTTCAATTTTCAATTGCTCAAGTTTAGCCATATCTGCAGAAGTATAGTCAGGATAATTTTTAATTATATTTTTTAACTCATCTGTAGACTTTTGTTCATAATTTGATAAATCTTTAGCAATTAAATCTAAATAAGCTATATAATCTCTAGTCATATTTTTTATTTATAAATATAAAAATTTTTTTGCAAGATTTTCTGGCTTCCTAACTTGCAAATAAGAAGCCATTCTTTTTTTATTTTCTATAAAAATACCATCAGAAAGCCCTTACTCAAAAATAAATAATATTTCTCTTTATTATTCACATTCATTCTACTTTTAAAGCTTCCCTCAAAATAGAATCAGCTTTTTTCCTAGTTCTATCTTTAGTTTCATAGAGCCAATCATGTAGAATATAAGCAACATAACGAGTTGGGTTGTAAAATCACCATAGAAATTGTGGAATACTTCAAAAATCAGTTTTGAATCATTTTGGAACTATAATCAAGCCTGATTTATCTTTCCAATTCACAATCCAACTGAAGTATTCCATTACTTCCCAGCAATTACTATTTGGGATTTTTCGTAATAATCAATTTTTTTTTAATTTCACAAGTTCTACTGCTTGTGTAAATTTAACTAACATATTATTTCTTTATTTCTTTTAAATCTTTTTTTATTTCATCAAGTGAACTATCAATATTTTTTAATTTTAGTTCGATAATTTTTAGATCATCTTTGTTTGCTTTCTGCTCAATAATACTTTTTTGATTTATTTCCAAAAGAGTAATTCGTGTGTCAATTCAGGAGTAAACCAAAGTTCCAGCAACAGCAACCGAACCAAAACCAATCAAAGTTCAAACTGTAACATTAAGGAATGTATCTTTTATATCTTTTTTTTCTTTTTTTATTTCGTTTTCAGTCATCTTTTAAAAATATTATTAAATAAAATTAAGGCACTATTTTTAAATTATCTCCATCTCTCCAAACATATCAGCTAGTTAAGCCAGCTGGAGAAGTTGGAAGGTTAATTAATTTTATTTTTCCTCATTCAAATTTAATAAATTCCTCTCACTGAGGATTTCTAACATTAAAGAAACCTCAATGATTATTCGTTCAAATAGCGAAACTTTCAGTATTATTTTGATTTCTTCAAATCAAATATTTGTCTTTTAATAAATTAATAATTCAATCAATTTGTATGTTTCAATTTGAATTATTCACAACTAAAACATTTCATACCCAATTTCAGTCTACAAATCTAGAAATCTTGAAATCTTTTTCACTTCATACGGATAATGCAAATATCTCAATTCAGTTTAGCTTATATCTCAAAGACGAATGAGAAGAAAAATCTAAATTAAGACTCACTCAATCATGTTTAATTGTTTGGTCTTTTTCAAAAATATTTTCTTTGTTAAGTTTTGCATTTGAATTATCTAACTCTTCAAAATTATTATTTATTATATCTAAACTGTTTTCTTGACCTTCTTCATAAATTAAAGTGTCTTTTGTTAATTTTTTTATTGTCATAATGTTTTTATTAAATTGGTAAATGAATTAAAACTTTCAAGCTCTATATCAGCTCAATTATCGTTATAACTTATTTTGGAAACAACTTTTGGTTCTATTTCTTTTTTTAAATTTAAAATTTTTATTTGGTCACCAGGTTTTATGTCTAAATAGTTATAACTGTTGTTTATTTTTATTTGGATTTGATTATTTAAATTTTCACTTTTAATTACATCAAACACTCTTCCAGTTCTAAACTCAGAAATATGTTTTTTGAATAATAATAAGTGAGTTTGTCCTTTCATAATTATTTCTCAATCGAATCAAATAAAGAAATTTCATAAACTTAAAATTCTATATAATTCTTTTATATGATTTAAATAAGTTCTTTTTTGGGCAGCACTGAAATCAACAGAACCATCAAATCATTTATTTAAATCTTTCCAAGATACTCATTTGAAATTTACAAATTTTCTTCAAGTTAAATCTCATAATCTTCTTACAATAGGATTTTTAATTATTTCGGTTCAAAACTGCTCATTAAACCAACTAAGTAAATTCGACAAAATCTCAGAAGTTTTTTTGTAAGGAAAATATTTCATAACAAATGATTTACTCCCGAAAAGTCATCCTGCACTCATTAACTTCAGTTCTATATATTCTCAGCTATCCTCAGATAAATAACCATCTATATAATAAATATAACCAGCATAATAAAGTCTATTTTTATAAAAAATTCTTACAAAATCTCAAGTTTGATAGGTCTGATCATCAATAGAAGTTTGTATTTTTATTGATAAATCAGAATATCCTCAGTTTATTTGTGCTGAATAATTCGTTTTTCAAATTATTAAATGATTTTTCTTTGACTTAAAATTCTTATTTCGGTCATAAAGCTTTAAATAAAAATCTTTCATTATAAATATTTTTTAGTAAATAAAATTGAAATATCAACCAACACATTTCACCAAAATTCAAAATTTAAATTATTTTCTCAAGGTGAAAAATCAAGAAAAATTCATCTGAAATCTATGGGAGAATTATTTTTAAAAACCTCAAAAGTTTTTGCTGAAATTCTTAAAACATCTCAAGCTTTAAAATTTTGATTTACTTCAAAAAACTCTTCTCAGCTGTTTATTCTTATTCTTGAAATATTTGAGTTTCACTTAAAATTCAAAACAAAATCAATCTCACTTGGTACATTACCAAAATTCTGAAAACTTTGAGAAAAATTCCAGCTTTTATCATTTAAATTTAAGATTGTAGATTCCATATCTTCCCAAAAATCTAAATATTCAAAATTTAAAGTTAAATTTATAAAATGAGTATTAAAATGCTCAAAACTTATAGGAGCTGAGGTACAAAAAACTTTTATTTTTCTGTTTATTCAATTAAGATTTAATTTAAAAAAACCTTCTTTTTTAAATATTTCTCTATATAAATCATCTATTTTCTGCATAAATTCAGCTCTATTTTTTCATTTTACCAATAATTCTAAACTTAAATTTCATCATCGAATAAATTTTGAAATAAATCATTTTCCGTTGTTTAGTGGATTATTAAAAGTCTGTAAATCAAAAACAGGAGTTTTTGAAAAACTTGTTACTTTGTAGTACTCATTATTTAATTCTAAATCATTTATAAACATTTTTTAAAAAATTAAGAAATACCAAAATGAGACATCTGTAATTTGTGATTTAGCTTTTCTATAATTTTTTGAGCTAATCTATTCTCATCAGCTTCGTTAGATATATTATTTCAAGTAATAGAAATATTTATTGTATTTCATCATAATTTATTATTTGGAATAATATTTCAATTTCTTTCAGGAACGAAAAGTTCTTTTCATCTTTCTCAAACAAGATAACTTTTCCCAGCCGAAACGGGTCATCAATAAGCTCTCCCTCATTGAATATTTTCTGTTGTGGTTTTCATTCAAACATTGATTTGCTTTCAGGTTATTTTATTCCAAATTCAACTAATAAAGTCCCAAATAGCTTTCAATGCATTAAATGGAGCCATAATTATTGAAATGATTCAATCAACAAAACCTTTGAAAAAATTTTTAGCTCAAGTTTTGAAATCTTCCCAAAGCTGAAATAAATAATCTACGAAATTATTCCATTTTTCAACAACTCAATTTTTTATAGAATCCCAAATTCAAACAACAATATTTTTTATACTTTCCCAAAGTTCAGAAGTAGCATTTTTTATAGAATCCCAAACATATACAAAAATAGAAAGAACAAAATCAAGTCCAGTTTTTATTATTGACCAAACTAAATTTATAAAATTTTTAAAAATATTACAAATATTTTCCCAAAACTGAGAGCAAGTTTCTTTTAAAATTTCCCAAGCTTTTTCCCAATCTCAAGTTATAAAAGCCCAAAAAGCCTGACAAATTCCGACAACCAAATCAACTCAAGTCTGAAAAATAGATTTTACAAATTCCCACAAATTACTAAATATTTCACCTATTCAATCAACAATAACTTGAAAAGGAGGAATTAAATTATCATAAATTTCTTTTCAAAACTCAACTATATATTCTATAAATTCATTAAATTTTTCTTTAATTCAATTCCAGCATTCAACAATATAATTTCAAAATTCTTCCAATTTCTTTTTAACTGTATCCCAATTTTTATAAAGAGCTATTCAAGCTGCAACCAATAGTCAGATACCAGTAATTACAAGTCAAAGAGGACTTGTTGTTAGGAATAGTAAAGCTTTTCATAATCAAATAAAGGTTGTACTAAGCAAAGAAAATCATCAAGAAACCAAAGGTATTATTGCTGATACAGCTGTAAATGCTATTAAAAGTCAAGTTAATCCTCAAGCTATAATAACTATTGTTTTTGCTAGTCAGGGATTAGCATTTGCCCAGTCAATAATTCATTGAATCATTGGTTCAACTAAATCTATTAAGTCCTTCAAAGCTGGAAGCAGTATAGTTCAAATAGTAGAAGCTAAAGTTGACATTGTAGCATTTAATTTTGCTTTCTTCCCTCAATACTGATCAATTAGTTTAGTAGCATCTCAGACTTGGAACTGAGTTTCCTTTATTATTCAGTTAACTGTAGCTTGTCTTTTTTCTGCAGCAGTTAGAGTTTTAGCAGTTTTTCAAATGGATTTTGCATATTCATCCCAAATAACAGAAAGGTTTTTTGAAACTCAGGCATTATCAACTAAGACAGAGTTTTCATTTTTTATTCACTCGGCAGCAGTTTTTACAGCCTCTCACAGAGTTAAGTGAGATTGTCTACCAAAAGCAGCAGCATCTTTAAGCCTATTCATAATAGTTGTGGCATCTTTCATTCAATATCAAGAAGCAAGTAGGTTTTTTAAAGCATTTGCAGCATCTCAAGTAGAAATCAATCAATCTTTTGTGAAGTCCTGAATAAAATTTTTAGCTTCTCAAAAGTTATTTTTAGTTCATTTTACTATTGATTCTAAACCAGTCATTGCATTACTTAACTGATCAGCTTGCTCAATTGCATTTCAAAAAAATCCTCATAATTTTTCTTTTAAAGTTCAAGCAACAGTGGAAATTGCAGTAAATTCAGCAGAGACCTTAGCTATTTTTTCAGAAAAAGACAAGGTTGACTTTGTTGCTTCATTTATACTTTTATTAAAATTTATAATTCAGCTATTTTTTAAAACAGTGTTTATTATTATCTGCAAATTATAATCTTTCATTTGCTTTTTATTAGTAAATAATTATAATTTATCAAAATAACTTTTAATTATTGTTATTATGGATATTTGAATAATTATTTTGATATTTTTAGTTTTTTGTATATTTCCAACTCTTACAGTATTTTCTATTTTTGTAACATTCTTTGCTATACAATCATATTACATAATAATTCCTTGAGTTATAATAACTTTTTTAATAGACTTATTTTATATTTGATTTATAGTTCAAAAAATAAATTGAAAATGAAGTTGAAAATATGATAAAGAGTTTGTTCAAAAAGTTTCTCTCTTTGAAATAATAAATAAAAAATAATCTTCTAAGCATCTTAACTAGATGCTTTTTTTATTCTCTACTTTTCTCTTTGTAGTAAGCTTAGCTAAAGCAAGATTTATGATGTAAGGAGGAGTCTCAAGAAAATCCTGCCAACTCCATCCATACACTTCACAAAGCTCCAAATACAAAATATCAATATCAACACTTCATCCATTTTTTCTACTCAATGCTGTTTCATAATCAAAAATAATTCAGTCTATCTTTTTTTTTCTTCAATTGTTTTTTGATTAAATTCGTTTAATTTGTTTAGAATTGGCTCAAAATCTTTTGTAAATTTTTCTACTCAAGCTAAATCTAAATTATTTATTTTTTCTTCTAAAATATTTGAATTCTCAGAATCACACAAACAAACAGCTAAATCAACGAAAAAATCAAGTTCAGATATTTCTCATTTTTCCATCTTTTTGGTTAATGGCTGTATTTTTCTCAAATGTTTCATTAAAATCTCAGAAGCAAATTCAAAGTTTTCTCAATTTATTTCCAAAACTATTTTTTTATTTTCCATAATTATTTTTATTAAATTTTAAAATTCTTATTGTTCAAAATCAAAAACAGGAATCAAATCACATCTACAATTTACGTGTTTTGGTGGTCATTCAATGTCTTCATATTCAATTATTTTTCAATTTTCATCTTTCTCTCAAACTTTATAAAATTTTTCTCAGATGGGGATTTTTTTTCAGTGTAAAATACTGCATTGTTTGCTTACTCTGTCATCCAAACAGGTCCACCATTGTTTGTAAACTACGCTTTCTGTTTGTTTCCGAGCTTCTTCTCTGGCTTTGTTTACAGCTCTATTTACCTCAGTTCTAGCAATTTTTTCTGTTCTTGATTTTTTGTATTCACTGAATTTATTTTTAATATTTTCTTTAATTTTTTCATATCAAATTCAATCCTTTAGTCAATTTTTTATAATTTTTAGAATTTCATTTTTTGTAGTTTTATTTATTTCAAGAGCAAATTTTTTTATTCTTTCTCAAATAAATTTTTTTATTTTATTGAAATCAAAATCATATTTTCCAACTTCAGAAATAGCTATTTGTCATTCATTTTTTAATATTTTTACATAAAAACTTGTAAAATATTGCTGAAAAATTATCAAAAAAGCTATTTCAGAAAACAAATCATCTTTTTCTATTTCATCATTTTCTTCATCATTTTTGACACTTTTTTTAGAAATTTTTTTTGAAATTAAATCTAAGATTTCATTTTCTTGTTTTTGAAAAATATCTTTCATTTTTGAAATAAATTCTTTTTCATATTTGTCTGTTCTTATTATTTTTTCTTCCCATCTTTTCTGACAAAATTCTTCAGAAAAACTTTTTCCTTCATCTTTTTTTACAAAATCTTTCACTACTTTTTGTAAAATATTTTCTACGTTAAATTCTTTATACTCTCAATTTTCTTCGTACTCAAATATTTCTCAAGAAATATTTTTATTTCAATTTTTTACATTTAAATAATTTCTTTTGATTCTGTATTCGTCAAGAGTTATTGTTCACAATTGATAATCTCTAGCTAATTGTTCCACATCAACAGGAACAATATTTATAAATTTAAAAAATCAAATTCATTTGAAAATATTTTTATTTAAAGCTTCTTGAATTTTTAAAGCAATCGGTTTTAGTTTAAATTCAGCAAAATTTGTTTTTCAAACCATTCTGTCAGTGTAACCAACTCAGTCAGTAATTCAAACAACAACCTTTGGAACTCTAAAAATCGTAAAAATTTCATCTCTAATTTGAATTCTTTGATTTACGAAATCCATATCTTTTTGTCCAATTCCTCATTTTTCTTGTTTTATTCAATTATCCAAAACTGCTACTTTATGTGCGTTATTTTTTCACATAAATTCTGACTTCCATTTTGTAACTAAATATTCTTTCTGTTCTTGAGTCAGATTTTGCTCAGTTTGCAGAGTAGTTCCAGAACTTGCTCAATTCTCAAAAAAATTCCAATTCCATTCCAAAATAGCTTCATCCATTGATAATTGCTTTCACAAAGCTTGCAAAGGTGAAAATCAAAGTCAATCTTTAAATGGTGAAAAGTGCTTTATTATAAAAATATCTTCCTCAGGAAAAATATAAATTTTTCATTTAAAATTATATTGATAATCTCAATTTGCTTTTTGATAAACTAAATCTGTTCTTAAAACTTCCAGTTTTTCTATATTTCTTCAAAAATATACTTTTCTAATATAACAAATTCAAGTTATTTCTAAAAATCAAACAACTTCTTCTAAAAAACTATTTGTGATTAAGGAAGTGTATTTATGACTTTTTTCTTTATCTTCTCTATTTTCTGACCAGAAAAGTTTTCTATCCAAACCAGAGATTCACTCAGTAACAGCTGTAATACAGACATAACTATATCCAGTAAATAAATTCAAAAGTTCTGCTTTTGAAAGAGTATTTTTTCTTCAAAAAGAAAGAACTGATGAAATTGGTAAAAAAGATTTTTGAGAAGAATCAGTTTTATTTCAGAAAAAATTTTTAATTTTTAGCAATCAAAACATAATAAAGTATTAATGTTAATAGTTACAGCTCAGTACAATCAGTGTCATTGTTTAGAATCTAATCAATCATTCATTGTTAATTCAACTACTTCAGAAGAAACAGCTAATCAACCTAAAGTTTCATCACTATCAAAAGCTAAAATTATTCTTTCAAAAATATTATAAATAATTTCTTTTGCTTTATTTCTTCAAATTGAAGCAGTTTCTTGAAAAATTAAAATTCAAAAAGTATAAGTTCTTATATTTGAACAAGTATCTAACTTTTTTCATTTAACTTCTATAAGCTCAAATCAAGCATAGGGAAATCAATCAAAATCAGATTTATAGAAATCAAAAACTTGCTTTATTTCATTTATTGATTCTAATTTTTCTTTTATTTTGTTTTCAAGTTCTTTTATCATAAAACTTTTTTAAATTCATTAGTAAATATTTTTTCTATATTTTTTTCAGCTTCTTTTAAAATATTTTCCATGAAAGGATTTGCTTTTTGTCTTTTTGTTCAAAAATTTACATAAGGTCAATATTCTACATCATTGTAAAATTTTGCTTTCATTCAATTATTTTCGTGTTTAAATCATTTTCTCAAAAATCAGGTTCTGACAGGAGTTACTTTTACTCATATTTTTCACATATAAAGCACAAGAATATTTACTCAATTTTCTATTGCAATTTTGATATTTTTCTCATTTATGATTTCAGTTTCTTTTTTGTCTATTTTCACTTTTATGTTAATCATTTTCTATTTTTGTAATTATTATTTTTGTTGTTTTTATGATTATTCATTCGTGATTATTTACATCCTTTACAGAATATTTTCATTTAAATACTCAGCTCAAAATATCAATTCTATCGTTTGGTTTTATTTTTAAGTCTCCTCTATAAGTTATTCTGAAAACTGAACTTTTTACTCAATCTAAGTTTAAAGCCTTATCTATAGAGTAAGGCTTTATTTTTCAAGAAAATCTTCACTTTTTCAAAAACTCACTTTTATTATTTTTATATTCCAAACTCCAAATATCAAAAACACAATTATTATGCAGAAAAGTCATAAAGTTTATATTTAGAAATTAAAGAATTTATTGTATTGTCAACATTTTTATCAAGTTCAAACTCTATCATATCCATATCAACAGTTTCTTTGCTTATTTTTCAGTTTTCAAAACTATTTTTTTCTTTTGTGTACAAAAAAATAGCTGTTTTTATGTCTAAGGGAATATTTTGGAAACCAACAGAATAATAAACTTTATATTCTCATTTATCTTGTAAAAATACACAATTATTTTCAAAACGATATTTATTTATTTCTTGATATTCTGGATTAAAGAAATTTCAGATATTTTTTTCTATTTTTGAGATATTAATATTTATTCAGTGAAGAAATATCATTTTATTTTCTGAAATAAGATTTTTTTCAAAAGTTTTTTTCTCAAATTCTCAAATTATAGATTTTATAAATTCTTTTGCTTCCAAAATCCAATTTTCAAGTAAAAAATCTTTTTCATTATTTTCTATATTTAAATATCTTTTAAGTTCATTAAGCATCTTTTACATTTTTATTTTTTAAAATTGCTTTATTTTCCGCTTTTTTAATATCTTTATCTGCAGAATCTTGAATAATCTCAACTTTTCAAATAAAATATTTTAAATTTCATTCAAGCATATAAAGTTCATCTCAAATTTTGTATCAATTTATTTCTTGTAAAACTCTTACTTTTACTTTTTTAAACATATTATTTTTTAATTTATAAACTGTAAAACTCAAATTTCTTTGAGTCCTACAAGCTTAAAAATTAAGCTAGTTTTATAGCAGAAAACGCTTTAATTGTTTTACATTTTCAACCTTTAAAATCAGAAACTCTCAAAGTTTGCTTTCCACTTTCAAAATCTCAATCAGCATAACCTCTAACAGCCTCAAAATTTCATTTTTCAAACATCCAGTAAAAATCTCTTAAATTTCCAAATATAACTGCAACTTTTCCTGCTACATCAGTTGCTTTATCTTTAACAGGAATTTTATTTGATTTTACAACTCTTCTATTTAAAAACATTGGCACTTTTTCTCTTAGTTCTGGATAAGTTAAGTTACCATTTGCATCTCTAAGCATCTTTAGTTTTCCAAGAGTATATTTTGACATAATTGCTATATTATTATTTGGATTTATATCAAATTCATCAGCAATTGAAGAATCAGCTTCAACTAAATGGTTATCAGTTATATTTTCAACTTTTCAAGTAACTGCTACTTCTGTTAATCAAGTTTCAGTCAAAATTCATTTTATGGCTGCAGTTTGAGCTCAGCTTATAACTCATTCTTCTATTTTTCAAGCAAATTTTGTTCCTATATCTTCAATTATTATTGAATAAAGAGTTTGCAAAGTCATATCATCAGACAGCATTTCATCAGTAAATGAAACCATTGCTCCAAGTTTTTTCAAGTCAATTTTTACAGTTCAAGTTTTTCATTTTGATTTTGTGTATGTTGCTCACTCATCAAGCCAATAAGCTTCAACTCAACCATCATAAGTTGGTAATGATATTGATTTTCACTTTATTTTTTTGAAATTTAACTCTTTAACTAAATCAAATTTTTCTAATATATAAAATACATCTTTAGAAAATTGTTCAAAAACGAATTCTAAACCATCAGTAGCTGTAATTGTATTTTGATAAGTAGCTTTTACATTAGAATCAAGTATTTCTCAAAATTGTTTTTCTGTAGTTATTCAGCTAACATAAGCATCTCTAAAGGTTTTTGCTATTATTTCTTTAGCGTCTTTTTCATCTAAATTTGCTAAATTTTCCTTATTTATTGAGTCTTTTAGCTTTTTTACTTCATCTTTTATATCCTCAAGAGTTGTTTTGTTCTCCTCTATAGATTTTTGAGCTAATTCTTCAACTTGTTTTTTAACTTCGTCAGTTATTTTTTCTCAAAGAGCTTTTGTTATAGCTTCTTGTAGTTTTTTTAGTTGTTCTTCATTCATATTTTTTAAAATTAAAATTATAAAATATTTTTTGTTATATTTTCAGCAATTTCAGAAATATTTATTTCTTTTTGCTTTTCTTTCTGCAAAAACTCTCATTTTGCTAAACTTTCAAAAATTTTCTGATTTTCAGAATTTTGTTTCTCAAGTTTTTTTATTCTCAAAGAAAGATTTTTAATTTCTTCTTTCAGGTTTATTTCTTTTTCTTTTTTTAAAATCCCCAGTTCAAATCATTTCTCCAAAATTTTTTTGTCTAAAGAAACAGCATTTGGATTACAGGGAACAGCAACAAAAGAAACTTCCAAGAGTTCAGCTTTCTCAATAATTGTTCTATCTTCATCAAGTCTTTTTTTAACGATGAATCAGACAGAAACTGTTTTTAGAAATCAAGCATTGTATAAATCTTTACAGATTTTTCACATTTCTGTTTTTTCTGTAAAAATTCATTCAACAATCAGATTTTTTCATTCTTTGTAAATCTTTGTCATTTTTCAAACTATATCTTCCACTCTGTAGCTATGATTTGATAAAATAACAGGATTTTTTTTGTAGTTGGAATCATCCCAACCATCAACTTTTATTATTTCTCAGCTCCTGTCAATATCTTCAGAAGAAGCTACAACTTTAAAAGAATTGTTTTCATCATCTTTTAAATCTTTCACTTCCTCAAAAGCTTTTGCAAGAGCTTCAAAAACTAAAATTTTTATATTCTCATTCATTTTTTTAATAATTAGCAACTCAATTTTGTAACTTTACTTTAATTGGTTCAACTCAACTTTCATTCTGATAAGCTTTGAAATTTAAACTTACTTTTACTAATTCATCATTTCCTTTACTTCTTGAATAATCAGTAAATTTAACTTTTGGAAATGTAAATTCTATACTTGGATATTTTCCAGCTTCTCCTGCAATTGTAGTATTTTTATCCTCAAGTCAGAACAATAAAGCAAATTCTTTTCAATTTAAAGCTTTATCTTTGTAATCATTATTTGAAAAAACAGCTGTAATACTTCACGTTACTCAAATTTTTCAATCAAGAATGTCAACTGGCTCATTTCAATTGTTCAAACAAAAAGCTTCAATACTCTCTTTAGAAATTGTTAATTCAAAACTTTCAATACAAGCAGGACTAGCAGCAACTAAATCACTTTCTTTTTCAGCTATTTTTATATTACTATGGCTGGCTTTAAAAATATAATCTGTAACATAAACTGGTTCTGCTATAGTTTCAGAAACTCATTTTTTACTTTTTAAAGTTGCTGTAACTTTAATAGGTTCACCAACTTGTGCAGAAATAGTTAAATTACTAATCAAAGCCAATGGATAAACATAGCTTCAATTTGGCTCTTTTGTAAATATTGTTAAACTAGGATTATCTGAATCATTATTTATTGTAAAAATATGAGAAAATACTTTATTATCTACTATTTTTGTTGTTCTTTTCTTTCACAAAATAGAATAAATAAAGTTTCAAATATTATTTGCTGAGGCTTTCATTTCTATATTTCCCTCTGCAAATTCTTTAACTATTTCTACTCAAGAAATATCTATTTTACTTCAAAGAGAGCTTTCATCTTCTTTTGTTTCAATTTTGTCATCAAAATCAAAAGAAGTTTTTGGAAACCAAGTTATATTTGCTGCTTTTGTTCCTCTAGTACTCTCTATTCAGACTCATATATGAATCTGTCTACCTGTATACTTTGGCATTTCATATTTTTAAAAAAATAAAATACAAAATAATTATACAAAAAAAAAGCAACTAGACTAACCTAGTTGCTTAAAGTTGCATTTTTAATGACATTATAGATCTACAAAAGATTTTGCATAAACATCGTTTACAGAGTTAAAGTGAATCTGACAAGATTTAAAATTCTCAGAATAAATCCAAAGTGTACTTTTTCAAAGTCAGGCTATTTCAGAAACACTTGAAGAATCAGGAGTTCATAAGATAAGTTTAACCTTATCAATAGGGTCTCCATTTGCGATTTGGTCACATTTATCTTTTAGAGAAGACTTTGAAGTACTTTTCTGTTGGTTAACTTGCTGAACTTTCTTATTTTTTGAAGAATTTTCTTTAAAACCTTCACTACTTCATAGGGCTACTCAAATAAGAAAAGCAATAAACACTAATAATATAACTTTCCATGTTTTCATAAAAATTTAATTAAAAAGTAAATATATTATATAATATATAAGTTATTATCTTTTTCAAGAAAAAATTTAAGTTTTTATTTCTCATTTTATAATTTTTTTTATTTTACATAAGAAATTTCTATAACTTCAATTAGAAGTTAAGTAAAGTTTTCTCATTAATTCCTCTTTTTTTATTCAATCTACATATTTAAAAATGAAATAATCTTTTTCTTTTAAACTTAGATTTTCCCAAGTTTTTTCTGAAATCCATTTTAATATTTCTGGTTTATCTGGATGTAACATATTTTTAAAGTTATCAAATAAAAATATCAATATTTTTCTGTCTTCAAAAACTCATCATAATTCAATAACGAATTGCATCTAAAGAATGGTTGAATCAGTCTATTGGTTTATTTAAGCTTTTTCATTCTTTATCTGTCAGCCAAGTGTATTTTCTAAATTCTTTGATTGTATTTATACTTGAACTTGTGACATTTATTTTAAATTCTTTCATTTTATTAATTCAAAACATAATTGAATCAGGTCATTTTTCAACAGGCTTTATGTTGAATCAAGCTCTATAGATTTCTTCAATACTTTTTGGCTCTGAGCTATCAGCCCGAATACTTTCAGAATTTTTTCAAATATTTTGAGATTTTAAAAAGTTTACTAGGTCTTGATTTGTCATTTGAGTTTGATAAAGTAATTCATCAAAAATGAGTTCAGAATTATATTTATAAATTCAAACTATTGCAGTTGGATCATTTGTAAATCAAAAGTCCATTCAATAACAAATAAATTCTGCTTCTTCTGGAATTTTTTCAATAATATTTATATTTTCAAAAATCAAACCTTGCAACTTACCATACTCTCATTCTCAATAAATTTTCCAATACAAAGGATCTGTTTTTTGTAAAATTTCTATTTCTTTTACTTCAGCTTCGGATAAAAAAGGATTGTCTTTGTAAGTCGAAACAATAACTTCCACATCTTTTTCAATATTTTTTCTTTTTAATTCTAATTCTTGATTTATCCAATGGTCAACATCATCAGGATTAAAATCAAGAAAAATTCTGTATTTTGTTCTAATTAAAAGCTGAAAAAATTCTTTTTTGTAAGAAAGTTCATTTGCTTCGTTACAATATAAAATATCTCTTTTTACTCATCTTAATTTTTGTTCATCATCAGCTCAAATAAATTCAACTATTCTATTTCAAAAACAATAAGTTTTGTCTGTTTTATTTATTTTTAATAAATTCCAGAGTCAAAGGTTATGCAATATTTCTTCAAAATCTCTTTGAACAGAAACACGAAGGGAAGCACTATATTTTCTTACAATATGAAGGATTCAGCTCGTAAATATTTTTCAGCTATTGTCTATTTTTCCTGTCATAAGCCAAAGAGCAAACAATAGTAAGATATTGTAAGTCTTTCAGCTTCTTGTTCCTCAACGATTTATTACAATTTTTTTATTTTCAATATTGTAATTTTTCTCAAAAACTTTAGTTGTTCTTATCTTCATTTTTCACAATTTCAATAGTAATATTTTGCATATTTAAAGTTGACTCAGTTTCTGTTTTATCTTTATATCAGAAAACATTTTTTCATAAAAATATAGCAAAAGCAGGAGAATAAAGCCCCTTTAAGCTATTTTGCAGCCAAATATTTTCTTGATTCTCCTTTGCTATCTTATAAGTGTCGGATAACTTCTTTTTATCTTCCTTATCTTCTCACTTATAATTTTCATCTTCTGCATCTTTAAGCCATTGATAGAATGTATCTCTATGAATTCAAATTCTATAACAAAATTGTTGAATAGTTGGAAGATTTGAAGAAAATTCTTTATAAGAAGTTTTTGTATAATTACTTCCTTCAATAATCTCCTCAACAACACGATTTGCTTCAACATTAAAATAGTCTTCTAGTTCTTTTATAAATTTTTTCTTAAATTTTACTTTTCTTCAACTCATATTTTTTTTTAATAGTCAGTAAATAAATTTATTTCATCATTTTTATTATTTGTTTCTATATGTAAATTTCTATTTAGTTTATCAAGTTTTATATATCACTTATTATTTCAGTTAATAAAAACTTTGATTATTTTTGTTTCATTTCTTTTCCTGTTAATACTTCTTATGCTTCTTAATTTATCATTATTTATAAACTTGAATTTTTTTAAACAATCATAGAATTCAACTTTCTTTTTCATCTTACTTTATTTTTTAAAAATAAAATCTAAAAATTTGACTTTTAAATATTTTTACTTAAAATATATTTACAAATTAAAACAATTGTGTTTTAATAAAAAATTTGGAGAATTTAAATGACAATTCTAAAATTTGTTCCTAGAAGACGTACATGTTCAGACTCAGCTATTTCTAAGAGAACAGGGAAACCTATTTCTGGAATAGCTGCTATGTTGCAAAACATGTCTGATCAGGGAGGACCTGATCAATACAGAAAAAATATTGCGAAACGAGCTTCTGAAATAACATTTAATGAACTGATGAAGGAAATTAATTCAGAAACGAAAGTTGCTTGATTTTTTCATAGAGAGGATTAAATATCCTCTCTTTTATTTTACTCTAAAACCCTAATTCAATAACTTCCTCCAAACTCCTCACAACAAAATACTTTCCTCAAGATTTCAGAATCTTTTTTTCAGCTAACTTCTGACTTTCACTCTGCTTTCATTTCTCATTTTTCACTTCTATTCAGTAAAAAACTCAATTCTTTAAAACTGTGATATCAGGACATCAGGCTTTTCAAGTTTTGAAAAATCTATCTTTATTTTGTCCTGTTATTTTTACAGCTCAAGCTCAAGACCTAAAAAAATATAATTCTCCTAGATTCTCCTTGAGTTGAAGATAGTTAATAATTGCTTTTTGAATAATATTTTCTCTCATTTTTTATAAATTTTTTAAACAAAAAAAGAGAATACCAAAAAAGTGTGGAAAATAATTCCAAAAACTGGAAATGCCAGCACACTCTTTTGATATTCTCAAAAGTAAAAAGCTTATAATTTCTATAAGACTATAATCGTATAATTTATACTTGTATTTTATTTATTTTTAGAAAAAAAGCAAGAAAAAAAGAACTTTTTTAGTTCTTTTGTAAAATTGTTTTATAAATATCTTTTTCTATTTCATTTTTTATATTTTCTTTAAGTTTCTGATTATCTTCTTTTAAATTTTCAATTTCTTTTTTTAAATCTTTAATTTCATTTTCAAAATTATTTTTAGCTATTTCAAAACTATATTGTATTTGATTTGTATGAAAATAAGATTCATATATCCAATATATTAAATTAAATAACAGTAATGATGATATTGTAACTCAAACTCAAATAAGAACCTTTACATTTTTATTTAATTTTCTAATATCATGATAGTGTTTATTTATATCTTTATCATGTTTTGAGGTCAAATTTATAATATTTCTTATAGATTTTGGACTTTCATCTAATTTTAATTCTTCTATTTTTGTTTTTTCAAGTAAATTGATACTTTTATCTTCTTTATTAGTCATACTATTCTAAATTTAGCTTATAAATCCTATAACTCATAGCAGCAACTGAAACCATAAAAAATTCAGCAAGTACTTTTATATCTTTTGTTTCATTCCAAGCTATTTTTACTACTTCTTCAGGCATAAGTAAATTTCATGCGAACTCATTTGCTTCCTCTTCCATTATCCTTCTATCTTCAGGCACACAAGAAAAATCAATTTCTCTAAAAAGATAACTATTTCACTTCTCATCTATAATTAAATTTTTTTCTTCTAAAATATCTTTATGTAAAAAAAAGTGTCAAAGTTCATGTGCTACTGTAAATCTTTTCCTAGTTTTAATATCATTTTTATTTACAACAATAACATATCCTCAATTACTTTCTTTTTGTATAAAACCAGATAATCATTTCACATTAAGCTCATCTAAATCTCACTCATTTAATGATATATTATGCTTTTTAGCTATAAAATTTAAATCTCTTCAAAATTCTTTTAATATATTTTTTTAGAAAGATGTTAACTTTTGTATGT